TGAAGAGATTTATAAAGAGCAAGAAGAAATAGCTCAAGAAGATTATGTTTCTCCTCGTTCTTTAGATAAAGCGATTAATAAAGTCAACAGATATGTATATGACTTGAATTTAAAACGCGAAACTCTCAACTCTAGACACAAGAAAGATCTAGAATGTCTATTAAAGTATATCAATACTTATAGATTTGTACATCAAATTAATTCTTATGACAGTAATGTTGATAGAGATCTTTTTGAAAGCTCTTTCGTTCGTTATACATACGATAAGAATGATCTTACAGAAGAAGAAGTAGATCAATATATTATATTATCTTCAGAAGTTGTTATTGCTTCTAGTATTCAGAGAAGAGTAGAAAAATTACAGAGATTATTAGAAGGAGCAGCAGATAATGACGCCAGAATTTCAATGGGTCTTGTAGAATCTATAAATACAGCGCAGCAAGAATATAATCAATGCGTTAGTCGTCAACAGAAACTTGTTAACGATCTAAAAACTAAACGCGCTGATAGATTAGGTAGTCAGATAAAGCAAAATGCTAGTATTGTTAATCTTATTCAAGCTTGGAAAGAAGAAGAATCAAGAATAAAGATGTTAAAGCTCGCTGAGATGAGAAAGAGAACGTTGGACGAAGAGATTACGAAGCTAGAAGGCATGGATGAATTAAAATGCCGTATATTGGGTATTTCTAAACAGGAGATATTGAATGGTTAATTGCAAGTTCTGTAATAAAGATTTTGATAATGATAAAAGTCTACACGCTCATTTAAAATCTCATAAGATTTCAGTGTCAGATTATTATCAGCATTATTATCCTCGTAAAGATTTGCTGACTGGTGAACTTATTGAATTTAAAAACAAAGATCAGTATTTCGAGTCTGATTTTAATTCAAAAATAAACTTTAAGAAATGGGCAAAGTCTTCTGATCCTAAAATAGTTGGAGATTATTGTAAAGGGTTGTTGCAAAAACGTCAGGAAAAGAAAAAGTCTATATATCCATTCTCTCAAGTAGAATTAAAGTCTTCTGGAATTCCTAGTATTAATTTTTTAGAAACTGTTATTGGTGATTATTATGACTACTGCGACAATAATGGCTTTGAAAAGAAGTTTTTAAATCCAAAAGATCTAACTTTAATTGATTCTGTAGTTGATGATTATTGTATATATGTAGATACAAGAGAGCAAAAGCCTTTAGAGTTTTCTAGATTGACTCAAGTAAAGAAATTAGACTTTGGAGATTATTGTTTTGAAAATTTAGAAGTTTCTGGAAATACATTTATTGAAAGAAAGTCGCTTAAAGATTTTATTGGAACTTTAGCCGCAGGATACGATAGATTTTGCCGGGAGATAGAAAGAGCCGCTGAGAATAATAGTTCTATTGTTGTGGTGGTTGAGAATGATTTGGCAACGTGTCTGAGATTTAATTATCTTCCATATATAGCTAGAAATACAAAAGTCAATCCTGATTTTATATTTCATAAAGTCAGAACATTAATGACTACATATAAGAACGTGCAGTTTTTATTTGTAGATGGCAGAGAAGAATGCGTAAGAGTGATAGAGAAAATATTTATCAATAAAGATATATCATTATATTACGATCTTCAGCTATTATATGATATACAGAAGTTATGATTTACTGCCCAGACAAATACAAATCAGATTTTCCTGATTTAAATGAAGAGTATAAGCTTCTTAAAGGAGAACTTGATGATAAAGAAGCTCGTATCACTCTTGCAAAGTTTCTAAGAAACAATGTAGGATTTACGACTGAATTACTTTCAGGAATAAAACTCGCGCCATTCCAAGAGATGATTCTCAAAGGAATGATGAACCGTAATTTCTGCATGAATGTTCTTGGTCGTGGTTGCGGTAAGACATTCCTTGGCGGCGTGTTTTGCTTTTTGCAATGCGTATTTGAACCAAATACAAAAATACTAATCGCTGGTCCTACATTTAGAACTGCGCGTTTTATTTTCAATTATTTAGAGAAGATTGTTGATTCAAAAGGCGGCGAACTTCTTCAACAAGCTTTTGGCGTGAAAGCCAAACGAAACGATCAATATGAATGGCAAATTAATGGAGGTTCCATTACAGCCATACCTCTCAACGGAGAAAAGATTCGTGGTTTTCGCGCCAATATTCTACTACTAGACGAGTATCTTCTATTACCTGAAGATATTATTAAAACTGTATTGATGCCATTCCTTGTCGCTCCTCAGAACATGAAAGAGCGTATGGAAATTAGAGAAATTGAGGATAAATTAATTAAAGATGGTCATATGACTGAAGCGGAAAGAATGGTCTTTCCAAATACTTCTAAAATGATCGCTTTATCTTCTGCGTCTTTTACTTTCGAGAACTTGTATAAAACTTATAAAGAGTGGAACGATAAGATTTATTCAAATGAAAAGGGCGATGCTACTTATTTCATAGCTCAAATGAGTTATGAAGCTTTGCCAACTCACATGATTGATAATACCGTTATTGAAGAAGCTCAAAATGGCGGTACTTCTCACAGTTCATTCTTGCGAGAATATTGCGCTCAATTTACTGATGGTAGTGATGGATATTTTAGCGCTAAAAAGATGCATGAATGCACTATTCCTGATGGAGAAGCTCCATATACTTTAATCAAAGGAAAATCTAATGTTAAATATCTTTTAGGAATTGATCCAAGCTTTTCTAATAGCCCAAGTTCTGACTATTTTGCTATGTCTGTTTTTGAATTAGACGAAGAACGTAAACAAGGAACTTTAGTTCATGGATATGCTGTTGCTGGTGGTAATTTAAAAGCTCATATAACTTATCTTCATTATTTGATGACTAGTTTTAATATAGTCATGATATGTATTGATAATGCCGGTTATCAGTTTATTGATAGCGCAAGAGAAAGCGAATTATTTAAGAAGTCTAATATTAATTTAGGATTCTTCGAAGCTGATACATCTCTTGAAGGAAATGAATATATAAACATGACGCGCAAAGCTGCGAGAGAATATAATATAGAAAAAGGCGCGATTTGTTTTAAACAAAATTTCACTACTGATTTCATTCGTAAAGCGAATAACTATTTACAAGCTTGTATTGATCATAAAAAAGTTTGGTTTGCTTCTAGGACTTCTGCTAATAATGAAGCTTTTGATATACAAAGTTCTTGTCATGTTAATTTAGATAATGTCGGTCATGAATCTATTTTAGATTTCATTGAATTCCAAGATAATATCATATATCAAACAAAAAAGCAATGCGCGTTAATAGAAGTAAAATCTTCTGCCAAAGGATCTCAGTCCTTTGATCTACCTCAACATTTAAAAAGAGACATGTCTCCTAATAGAGCTAGAAAAGATAATTATACTACTTTAATGTTAGCGAATTGGGCGACAAAGTTCTATTTTGAGTTAGAAGCTTCTTCAAAAATAAAAGAAGTATCTACTTTTTCGCCAAGAATGATATAAAAAGGTGTAATTAATAAAAATGCCGCAAAGTCTTATAGGTTTAAAACAGATTAAGTCTGGCGAAATTGGTAGTTATATTACTGGAGCTTTAGGTGTAGTAAGCACTGGCTCAACAGTTTATACTTCCAAGCCTTCTGTTTTTAATAGCTCTCTTACAGTAAGTGGCGCGGCTGATTTAAAAGATACTTCTTATGCTAGAGAAGATTTTCAAATTGCTTCTGGATTATTAGTGTCAGGAAATATTACTGGATTAGGAACTTTAAATATAACTGGAACATCTAGGTTTGATGGAGATGCTTCTTTTGATAATCCAGTTATTATGGAAGATACATTTACTGTATCTGGTGCTGCTGGATTTTCTGGAACTTCTAGATTTGATGGTGCCACTACATTTAATTCAACATCTACATTTAATGATCCAATAGTTGTAACTGATACATTGAGCGTCGGAGTTGGAACAAGCGTTTTTAGCGGAACTTTTCAAGCTTTAGGAGATGTTCGTCTTGGAACAAGTGCTGGTGGATCAACAAATACATATTTAATTGGAACTAATATTTTTTCTGGAAACGCCAACTTCTCTGGAACTAATTATTACGCAGGAACAAATTATTTTTCAGGAGTAACGAATTTTAACAGCGGAGTATCATTCAATAGTGGAAATATAGTATTTAGTGGAACTGGTCAAGCGTTTGCTACAAAGACAACTTTTTCAGGAGATGTTTCTTTATTAGGAAATACAACTGGAGCGTCAGTTCAAGTAACTTCTTCTTTTAAACTTTCAAATTCTGCAACATTAACTAATAGTGGTCAATCATTTTTTTATAATGATGTTTATGTATCTGGAGTTGGAAATGATTTAACACTCAGCACAAATTCTCTTCAATTATCAGATGCTGATATAGCTCAACTGAGCGGCGTTTCAGATTATAATGAATCATATATTAATTTAAATAGCGGCTCATTTTTAGAAATAAAGAGTGGCTCAAAAGAAACTTTATATAAAGATTCTAATTTTACTATTAAGAGTGGCGCGAAATTTAATGTTGAAACAGGATTTTATACTCAAGCGTTTGGGTCTATTCCAAGTACAGGCTCCGTTCCAAGCGGACAATTGTATATTCAACAAATAACTATATCAGGTGTAACATATAATGTTCTCGCCATAAGATAAAATGAAATCAAAACTTAAATCTCAAGAAACAGAGCCTTTGATGGTTTCAACAGCTTCTTCTTCTACAAGCATGAGAAGAAATAAAGCTGGTTCTATAGAAAGAACAGACAAGTTTAAAAATATTGATGATGGCTTGATGCCATTTAAATATACTCGTACTAATTTTGCTGATAGAAGTACAATTGATATTAAAGATGCCACTATCTTGTGTCAAAAAGCTTATTACAATTTCGCTCAATTTAGAAACGTCATCGATTTGATGACAGAATTTTCTGTTAGCAATTTATACTTCCAAGGAGGTACAAAAAAGTCGCGAGATTTCTTCGAAGCATTATTTAAGAAGATTAATCTTTGGAGTTTTCAAGATAGATTTTTCAGAGAATATTATCGTTCTGGAAATGTGTTCGTTTATCGTTTCGAAGGAGTTATTCAAGAAGAAGATACAAATAGATTAGTTCAATTATTGGGAAGAGGTCCACTAAATCTTTCTGGCGTAAAGATTCCAGTTCGTTATGTTATTATTAATCCTGTAGACATTCAATTTTCTAGCGGAACTTCATATTTAACTGGTCAATATTATAAAGTTCTTAGCGAATATGAGTTGAGTAGATTGAGAGTTATTACTACAGAAGAAGATCAACAAATTTTTGATAGTTTTGATGCTAATACTCAACACCTTATCAAGACTTCTAAGATTGGTTCGCTAAGAATTTCTCTTAATCCAGAAAGATTTAAGTCTGTATTTTATAAAAAGCAAGATTACGAGCCTTTTGCCGTATGGCTATTGCTCGCACAATGCAGCAAGCCATTTTGTTAGTCACGATGGGTGCTGAACCTGAAAAGGGCGGCATCAATCAAAAGAATCTTGAGTCGATGCAAAAGCTATTTGAAAATGAATCTGTTGGGCGCGTTCTTATTGCTGATTATACTACAAAAGCTGAATTCGTAGTTCCTAAAATCGCTGATTTGCTAGATCCTAAAAAATATGAAACAGTTAATAATGACATTAATCTTGGTCTTAATAATATCCTTGTCGGAGGAGAAAAGTTCTCTAATCAAGAAGCGAAGATTGACGTATTTTTGGCAAGATTAAATCAAGGTCGCCAAGCTTTCTTGAATGACTTTTTAATTCCAGAGATAAAGAGAATATCTAAAGCTCTTGGATTTAGAGGTTATCCAATTCCTTATTTCGAAGAAGTCAATTTGAAAGATAACACAACTCAAAATCGTGTTTATACAAGACTTTTGGAGCTTGGTGTTCTCACCCCAGAAGAAACCCTCAAAGCTATCGAAACTGGCGTTCTTCCAGATCTAGAAACTTCTCTAGAATCTCAAAGAATGACAAAAGATTTAAGAGACGAAGGACTTTACACTCCAATTATTGGTGGAGCTAAATCTGGTCCAGAAGCAGGAAGACCAGCAGGAACAACAAAAATTAAACAACAAATTAAAGCTCAAGAAGACAATTTTAGCTTTGTCAAAGTTAAAGATAATGTTCTTAAATTTCAGCAACTTCAAGGGTCAGTAGAAAACTTTTTGAAGAAAAAGCATAACAAAAAGAAATTAAATGATAATCAAAAACAAGTTGCCGAAGAAATCTCTAAAATAATTATAGCGAACGAATCTGTAGAATCTTGGGAGCAAAACGTCGAAAAATACTGTAATAATCCTGTAGATTCAAATACAGATAGAATAAATGAAGTAAATGATATTGCAATTAAGCATGGACTTGATCCATTTATGGCTTCAATTTTATTAAATAGTAAATTATAATTACTAAATTAGTGTAATATAATAAAAATAAATGAATTCAGAAGCATTTAACGATCCAATTGAGATAGAGTATAAGAAACAAGAGGTCAAGCCTATTGTTGAAGATGCTATTGTTTCTGGGGAAAATTTTGTATTGCCAAAATTAGAAAAGCTTGATGT